ATCTGGTACGGTCCTTATGGAGCCAACGCTGTGCATTTTAGTATGTTGCAAGAGTTCGTAAGCGCAGCTATCAATTATCGTATCGGGTGCTATCGTCAAGTGAGTAACAACCTACATCTATACACTGAGCTATATAATGCTTCTCGTTACATTAAGAACCCGCCAACCGCTGATGATTATGATTTCTATTCTCGCGGTGACGTCAGACCTTTACCTCTGATGATCGACGGTGATTACAAGAAGTTCTTGCAAGAATGTGAGATCTTCTGCCGTGAGCCTTACAATGAGAAGATACAGTATCATAACCCGTTCTTCACTCATGTTGCGCACCCTATGGCTATGGTTAGCCGTGTACGTCGCTCGGGAGCTGGTGACGGTCGCGGTTATGCTGCAAAGATACGAGCAACCGACTGGCGTAAAGCTGTCATGACGTGGATTAACAACCGTGAATTAGCCCGTGCCGAGCGTGAAGTGACTTGATTGTTAAAATAAATGAGAAGGGAAATATCGATTGTAAAATACAATTTTGCTTTCCCTTCTTAAACCAGCTATAATTCTTAACATAACTCGATAACATATAACTAGGAGTACTATGAAAACCCAATTAGATTTCATCATCAATGGTTCTGAGACCAAGCGCTATCATACCGTCCGTACTATCTCAGAAGAAACAGTCGGGCACCACAGCCACGGTGTAGCTTTGTTTTGCACGTTGCTCTCACCTAACCCGAGCGCTAGCTTATTGAAAGCTGCTCTTTTGCACGACTTAGCTGAACATGTAACAGGTGATATCCCCAGCCCAGCCAAGCGAGCCTATGGTATCTCAGAGCAAGTCTCACATCGTGAAGATCTCTTGATGCGTGAAGCAGGTCTCGGTATACCGACTCTGACAGGCGAGGAAGAGCGTATCCTCAAGTTGGCCGACATCTTTCAAGGTGCTATTTTCTGCATTCGTGAATGCGAGATGGGCAACCTGCGTATGAGTGAAATATTAGAACGTTATATGTCTTACTCACAGCCACTAGTAAAGACGACCGTAGAACAACAGATGTACAACTATATCACAGACCGATTTCAATCATTCTAAGGAGAAAAACATGAGTGAAAATTATCAAACTATCGCTACACTCGCCCAACGTGACGTCGAGACTTTGAAGGACAAAGGTAAGACTTACGGTAGCAGCTGGAAGAAACGTGGCGGAGTAGGTGCATTTATGATGCTTGCCCGTAAATGGGATCGCATTGAAAATATCGTCAGCTCAGCTGGTTATGATATCTTTAAAGCGGGTAATGCTAACACGGGTGACGTCTTAGACGATATCGCCGACCTGCGAGCTTATTTACTGTTAGTTGAATCTGAAGTGATCAACTCTCGCACCGCTAAACCTGCACCTCAACATGCGCATACTGTTGCTAACCAAACACTTTTCTCACAAGAAAACCAAGCGGCTCGTATGGGTAAGCGCTATGAAGCACCCAGACCATTAGCTGACGACGGTTCAGAGGCAACACAAGCATACGTGAATCAAGGTTAACCATGGGATACACGTTCGTACACGACACCGAGACGTTGCCTAACCGCACGTTGTACTGTGCTAAGAATATCGACACAGGTGAACGGTTCAGCATCTGGAGACATGAAGAGAATGCTCCTGCTCGTTTACGTGCGTTCCTGAGCCAGCCCGATTGTACGTTTGTTAGCTTCAACGGTGACTTCTTTGATGATTGTATCATCGCAGGTTTCATTGGTGGTCTGAGTGAGCGCGAGATTAAGAACATCGCTGATAACCTGATTATGAACGGGTTATCACCTTGGCAAGCTCGTGCTCGCTGGAAGCTGATACCTAAGTTCTATGATACTATCGACCTTAAGGAAGTAGCACCGTCGTTCGTCGGTCTAAAAGCGTTCGGTGCTCGATTGAACATGCCTATTTTACAAGACATGCCGATCAAGCACGATGAAAACCTGAAGCCCGAGCAAGAAGAGATGTGCTTAGCTTACTGTCATAACGACTGTGATACTACCGAAGCGTTGTTGCTTGCTCTCGAACCTGAGATCATGTTACGTATAGACATGAGCCGTAAGTACAACACTGACATGCGTAGTAAGTCAGATTCTCAGATGGCAGAACAAGCGTATATCACGTCTATGGGTTTGGATCGTAAGTCAGTTAACAAGATACCGCATACGGTGCGTTATAAAGCACCTTCGTTCATCAAGTTCTCTGACGCTAGTTTGACAGGGTTTTTAACAGCTGTGCAAGACCACGTGTTTGACGTCAACCAGAAAACAGGTCACATTATACTACCTGATTTCCTGGGGAAACAACTTATCACGTTCAAAGACGGTTCTTACCAACTCGGGGTTGGTGGTATTCATAGCACGCACGACGTTAAAGTTTGTCATGTAGCTGGTGATTACGTCATAGAAGACATTGACGCAGCGTCATTCTATCCGTCAATTATCTTGGAATGTGGTTTTGGTCCTGCTCACCTTGGACAAGCGTTCGTGGATGAGTATAGAAGTATTTACACCAACCGCCTTGCCGCGAAGAAAGCGAAAGATAAGGTTACTGACGCAACTCTGAAGATTAGTCTGAACGGTACTTTCGGTAAGTTAGCCAGCATGTATTCGGTGTTGTACTCACCAGATTTGATGCTAGCCGTTACGTTAACAGGCCAATTCACATTGCTCATGTTGATAGAATGGCTCGATCACATAGGTGTAGAATGCTTGTCAGCTAACACAGACGGTATCGCGGTGCGTTATGAGAAGTCTAAGCGAGACCAAGTTAAAGAAGTCGTAGCTATGTTTGAGAAGCGTTCCGGTTTTAATTTTGAGTTCACAGGTTATCGTGTATTAGCTATGGCTAACGTTAACAATTACTTCGCCGTCAAAGATGATCGTAGCGTTAAAACTAAGGGTATCTATGCGGAGACGATTGACGCTAAAACAGGCAAAGTTAACCTAAAGAAAAACCCAACCGCTAGCGTTTGTGCTGATGCTGTATCAAATTGGTTAGCCCACGGTACACCATTTGAAGAAACCATCAGAAACGCGCCTTTCAGAGACTTCCTGAGCGCTCGCAACGTAACTGGGGGAGCAGTTCAGAATGGAGAGTATTTAGGTAAGGTGGTACGCTGGTATATTAGTAACGATGATGACTACAAAGTTATACAGTATGCTAGCAACGGTAACAAGGTACCGAAAACAGATAACGCTAGGGCTGCTATGGTTATTCATGATTTCGTTACACAACCTGACGATTTAGCCAGGAGCTGGTACCTAAAAGAAGCATGTAAGATAGCGGAAGCAGTGGGGTGTTATGAGCACCTACCCGAGCATTTGAAAGAACTCATAAAGAAGCCTGAGAAGAAGCGAAAGAAGAAGGAGTAATTATGGAAACAGGTAACACGTGCACTGTGTTTGTAGTGCAGTCTGACAGTAATAAAGATTTTTCCGATGCCAAGCGGTTTGGTAATCTGAAAGCTGTTTTTGTAAACACGCGGAAGCCGTATCACACGTATTCCATGATAGCTGAAGCTCGCTCTATTTTGGCTGATTACAAACACGGTGACAGTTTACTGATGGTTGGTGACCCGACTCTTTGCTCGGTGTGCTTAGCTTTGGTATTGGAAGTATCTGAAACAGTCAATGTATTGAGCTGGGATAAAACAACATTCCAGTATGTTCAACAACGTTGGGATTTCTCACACAACGTAAACGATTTTGCAACAGCGGATGACAACCGCTTCAACCGATAGGAGAACCAAATGTCTGATTGGAAAAAGAACCTGCGTACAGGTAAACAAGCGAAGGCTCCCCGTATTTGTATTTACGGTGGACACGGTATTGGTAAGTCTACTCTAGCTAGTAAATTTCCTTCACCGATCTTCATTAGCACGGAAGACGGTCTGGATTCATTGGATGTTACTAGCTTCCCTAAAGCAGAAAACATCACTGATGTGATTGACGCTGTAAAGACTTTGATCAAGGAAGATCATAACTTCAAGACTCTGGTTATCGATTCAGTTGACTGGTTAGTTGAACCGCTCATTACACGTAATGTTGAGGAAAACAACGAAGCTAAAGACTTAGCCTACGGTAAGGGTCAAATGATGATTGCGGAAGACTTCCGTGAGATCTTGCAAGGTCTTGATAAGTTACGTGACGTCAAGAATATGAACATTGTGTTGATCGCCCACGCAGCCGTGGTTAAGTTTGAAGACCCACGCACCGAGCCGTATGATCGCTATCAACCAAAGTTACCGAACCGCTGCAACGCTCTCTTGCAAGAATGGGCAGACGTGTTAGCCTTTGCAGCATTCAAAGTCATCATCAAGAAAGATGATGCAGGTTTCAATAACAAGAAAACCCGTGGTACCACGAACGGTGACCGCTTGTTGCATTTTATTGAGAGTCCAGCTTACTTGGCAAAGAACCGTTATGACTGCCCAGATGAAGCTGAAATGACATATGAAAATATCAAGAGTTTGATTCCAGTAATCGAATAAACAATCACATAACTTTATTAGGAGTATTAAAATGGCTAAATTCGGATTTGATGTAGCAGCGGTTGATGTTAACGCACAAGTAGGTGGTTCACGTGAACCGATTCCAGCAGGTAACTATGTTCTCAAAGCTATCGAAGCTGAAAGCAAAACGACGGCTAAAGGTGGTGAGATGATCGTGGTTAAGTATGAAGTAGCTGAAGGTGAATACAAAGGTCGTTGGATCTGGAACAACTTCAACGTTGTTTGCGCTAGTCAGAAAGCGCAAGATATCGCTCGTCAGCAACTGGTGGCTTGGGCTACTGCGTGCGGTAAACCTGATGCAGATGACACTGACAAGCTAATTGATCGTCAGTTCACAGCTAGCGTTGTTATTAATCCTGGTGATGCGACTTACAAGCCGAGCAACGAAATCTCAGCGTTCTTGTTTGCTACTGAGGAAAAGAAACCAGCGGCTAAACCCGCAGCAAAACCAGCCGCGCCAGCTGAGAAACCAGCGGGTAAAGCAGCGAATCCTTGGGATTAAGACTATAATTTGACTTCCGGTTTGGCGGTGACCGGAACAGAAACACCGCCACCGTGCCTCTAGCTTAATTGGTA